AATAGTTAAGTCAAATATCAATAAAACTACTTAACTAATTATATTATAATGTTATATCTTTAAGTGGGTTTTATAAAACCGGCATTTAAAATACGCAACGCTCTAAATGATTTAGAATTTAAAAATACAAATATCGAAAATAATGAATTAATTTTATATAATTTTGATAAAAATTTAAATTTTATTAATAAATTTTATATTTATTAAAATCATTTTCTTTAATTCATTTATTTTATTTTGAATTTGAAAAATAACTTGTTATTTTTTCTTGTTTTTTTTCTTGTTTATCAAAACTCCTTGCTATATCAATATTTAAATAATAATTCATTAAATTCTTTTCTATTTCATCAAAATATTTTTTATGTAATTTTGTTTTTCCTAAAAATTCTACTAATTCTTCTTTATTTGGTTTTTTCATTCTTAAATCATCTATATGCTCTTTAATTTCTTCAAAATCAAATGGATTATTAAATAATCTACGTGCATTTACATAATCAAAATCATCAGGAACCTTAAATTTTGGAGTATCTTTAATACTTTCTAATATATTTTCAATATTTTTATGTTTTTTAATCAATTTATAAGCATTAACATGTCCTATTCCATAAATCTTTGAAGTATAATCACAACCACATAAAATACATAAATCCACAAATTCATCATAACTTAATTCTAAATTTTGTAATATTCCTTCTAAACAATACTCATCAACAACATTTTTATCAGAACTAAAATTTTTTAAAAATATTTTACATCCATTTGCCAATATATCCATGTCCTCAGTAATACAACAATCAATTATTTTTTTCTTACATAAAACTGCCAATAATGATTCCGCTTCACAAGGAGCATGAATATAACTTATTCCAAAATTATTAAATAAACTTTTAGCATCTTCAATATGATGACTTTTAATAATAATTATTTTTTTTTCAATTTTCTCAATTTCTTCATCATAATTACAATTATCACTTAAATATAATTCAATATTTTCATCTTTTAATTTAAAATTATCATTCGTATTTGAAATATAATTATTTATTTCATTCAATATAATTTCATTACTTATATCTTTATTTTGTTTTTTATCCTTTATCATCTTTAATATATCCTTTTTCATAAATAAAAATTCTCTTTTTTGTTTTCTTTCTAATAACGTTTCTTTTTTTTCATCTGGTGGTTTTCCATCAAAAACAAATACAGGCTGAATATTATTTTTTAATAACCTTAAAATTAATCTTGTTAAACCTTCAATATGATCATTATTATTATATAAATATTTATATAAATATATAGATAAATCTATTCCTACTATCAATCCATTATATGAATTTAATTTTCTTTGAACAATGGCATTTGAGCACTTACTTGTTAATATATTTTTAAGGTTTTTGATCCCCATGAATAATACATTAAATTAATATTATATCTTTAAACTAATAATAATTAAAAAATAAAAAATAATTAAATTTTTTTATTTTATTTAAAAAAAAATGTATTAAAGAAGTTAAAATTATATAATAAATCTTGTAATAAATCTTGTAATAAATCTTTAATAAATTTATATTTGTAATTCATATAAAGCCAAACGTATTTTTTTATCTTTTATTTTATTAGTTTGAATATATTTATCTAAGTTATATATATTTTTAAAAACAAAATGTATATATATATGATTATAATTAGCATTATTAATACTATAATTAGATGAATGTTTTTCCATAATTTTTAAAAATTCATTAATATTTAAATAATTTAATGTTTTTAATACATAATATGAAAATACATTTGTTGATTGTTTAAAATATTTTTTACATCCATTATTTATTAATATATCACTCATTTTTTTAATATTATAATAATTCATCAAATTATTAAATACATATATCATATAATTAACTTCATTTCTAAATAAAGTATTTATATTTATTTTTGTATAATAATTTACTAATATTATATTAAGTAAGCATGCCAAAGTTTCAGTAAATGCTTCATTTAATAATATATTGTATTTTGTACATATTTTATCATCCATATTTGATTTATATTGATTTGCTATAATTTCATAATCTATAAAATTAGCATGAATAGATTCATGTATCAATACTTTTATTAATTCTTCATTTCTATACAAAACAATTGAACCATTTTTCATATTATCTTTAATTACATTACAATATCCAGAATTACAATTATTTGGACCAATAGTTTCTTCTTTTTTATTTGGTAATTGTTTAGGATAATTAACATCAAATATTGTTAATTTTTGATAAGCTTTTTTTCTATGAAATAATTCTTTTAATGAATAAACAATACTTAATATTATCTTTAGTTTATGAATGAAAAATTTAATACTTTTATTTGTTATAAAATGAAATTCAATTTCATTCATTTTAAATATATAATGGTTTTTTAATTTTAAAATTTTATTTCTTATTGTTTCTCCAATAAAATATGAATTATCACTTAATTTATTTTCTTTTTTTTCTATATATTCATTTACATTTAATGTATTCACAAATTTATTATTTTTTTTATATAACTTTAAAAATTTAGTTTTTATTTCAGTAAAATATTTATTTTTATTTAAATTTATTGATTTTATTGATTTTGTTATACCTATATGTTTTAAATTTTTTTCTTGTATTAATTTTATATATTTTAAACTATCCTTTGTTAAATATTCCATAATTAAATAATAGATTTTAATCTATAAATATTTCATTTAAATTTACTATTTTATAATTTGTAATTATATTTTGATTTTTAGATTTAATTTTATCTTTATTTTTAGATTTATTTTTAGATTTATTTTCATCTTTATCTTTATTTTCATCTAAATCATTAATATCATTAATATCATTAATATCATTAATATCATTAATAATATCATCTATTTGATTATCATGAATTTCAATTAATTCATTCATAATATCATAAGCACTATCAAAATCTGGTATTTTAACAGAAAAATATATAAATAAATCTCCATAACTATAATTTTTATCTTTTAAATAAGGAATTCCATGATTTTCAATTTTCATAAATTTATTTGCCTGAATATTTTTTAAACTTATTTCATTATTATTTGGTAAAGTTATAGTATATTCTTTTTTTGTATAAAATTCTTTAAAATCTAATTCTTTTTCGATTAATATATCATAATCATTTATTCTAATAAATTCTTTACTATTATTATGAATATATATAATTACATCCCCTTTATTTGTTTCATTTTCATTTCCATTACCATTTAATATTATTTCTTTATCAAAAATATTAATATTTAATTTTACTTTTTTTTTTATTAACTTTCCCTTTTTATATTTATTTTTTGTATATATAACTTCTTTTTTTATTTTGTTGTATATTTCATCCATAGTAACATCAATATGAATAATGATATTATCAATAATTTCTTCTACTTTTTTTTGTTTTTTATTTTCATTTTTATCATATTTATTATCATAATTATTATCATAATTATTATATTTATTATTTTTATTATATTTATTTTCTTTTATTCCAAATAATGAATTTAATCCACCTAATTCGTTTAATATATTACCTAATTTTGATTGTGATTGTGATTGTGATTGTGAATTTAATGTTGATGAATTATTAAACGTATGAAATTGAACATGAACATTAGGTATATCAAACATATTATGCATATTAACACCACTTAAATCATTAATAATTTCATTTAAGTCAAAATTTTTTTCATAACTCATATTTTGAAATTTATTTAAATGTTCTTTAAATATAGAATTAAACATTTTAAAAGGATCTTCATCAAAACAAATATCATTATCTTCTAAACCAAATTTATCATATCTTCTTTTTTTATCATCATCACTTAATACACTATATGCCTCTGTAATGTCTTGAAATTTTATTTTTGATTCTTCTGAATCATTATTTTTATCAGGATGATATTTTAAAGCTAATTTTTTATAATTTTTTTTTATTTCTTCTTTTGTTGCATATTTATTTAATTCAAGTATTTCATAATAATCTTTACTCATTATATTATAAAAAATTAATTATTTTTTATATTCAACTAATAAATGATTTATATTTTAATTATTAATTTACTATTTATAATTTACTATTTATAATTTACTATTTATTTATTAATATCATTAATTTTACAAAATAATTTTCTAAATGAATAAAATATTTACCTGTTGATTGTTCTAAATTTAAATTACATTCACATGATAATTTAATAATATTCATTTTTATTTCTTCATTATTATATTTACTAATTAATATATTATTTATTATATTAACTAAATCATTTACATCATAACAATTAATATAAATTTTTTCACAAATATTTTTTAAATTTATTAAACTTTCAAATATTAATTTTTTATTTGTTATTATATTTATTATTTCATCAATTATATTATGATAATTATTTACTAATAATTTATTTGTTTTTAAATAATAATTAAATGCACAAAATATACTATTTAAATCATAATAATATTTATATTTACTATCTATTTCAATAATATTATTTAATTTTTTTTTAGTTATATTTAATCTTTTAGTTTTTAATATTTTATTTAATGTTTTTTCTATTATTTCCTTACTTGGATTATTAATTCTAATTGTTAAAAATCTTGTTATTATTGAATGAGGAATACTACTTAAATTATTTGTTTCAAATATAAATTTACATGATTGATAATTATTTTCAATCATTTTTCTTAACATTAAAAATGAATTATTACTTATTTTATCACTATTGATAAATACAATTATTTTTGGAATGTCTAATCCAATATTTCGACTTGTTATATATTCTTTCAAATAATTCTGAAAAAATATTTTTTCATTATTTAATAACTCTAATATATCAATCTCTAAATGATAAATACTAGACCTAAATTTAAATATCTTTTTATCAATTTCTATTTCATTATTCTTTAAATTATATACTTTATTATTCAATATTGAACATAAAAATGCATATATTTTTGTAGTTTTACCACTACCATTATTACCATAAAAAATAATATTTGTCATACTTTCAACATTAAAATTATCTAAGTTATTTATTAAATCATTTGTAAAATCTAAATTTTTTACATTTGGTTTTTCTTCAAAAAATGAGTAATCCATAAATTAAATTATAATTTATTATTTATATCTATTATTTTTAAAATACTTTTAAAAAATTTATCTTTATATTTTTGATTACTCATATTTGTTATATATTCTTGATTTTTCATAAATAAATCTAAATTATTTTTATAATCACTAAATATATTAACTTCCATATACAATAAGCTAATATTATGTATTATTGTATCTTTAATATAATTACCATTATTATCATCTACATTCATTTTATTATCTAACCAATATTGATAATGACCTTTAATATGTCTAATAGAATAACATGTCTTTGGTATATTTTCTATATATATTTTTTTAAATATATTTAATTCATTATCCATATTATGCGAATTTAAACATTTTTTTATATAACTCTTATCTAATTTGAATTTTTCTTTTTTTATATCAATATAATTTGTAAAACTATTTACTCTACTTAATGGAATTTCAACTTCTATTTCAATTTCATTTTCAACTTCATTCTTTAATTCATTATTTATTTTATCTTTTTTTAATTTATTTTTTGTTTTTTTATTTTTCTCTTTATTATTTATTTCTAAAATATTATTTAGTGTATTTTCTATTTTATCTATACTTTCATCACTATATTCTTCTTCTATATCTTCATTTTTATCAAATTTATCAATTATAAATTCATTTATATATTCATTATTTAAATTATTAACTTCTACATTAATATTATCTACATTAATATCATTATCACTAATATTATCATTAATATCTAAATTATCATTAATATATAAATTATCATTAATATCTGAATTATTAATATCTAAATTATCAATAATATCTAAATTATCATTATCAATTAAATTATCATTATCAATAATATCTAAATTATCATTGTCATTATTCTTTTTATTTATTGTATTTATAATTTGATGAATATTATTTTTAGATATACTTTTTTTTAAATTAATACTTTGATTTTTTAATTTTTTTTTTATATCATTAATATCTTTTGTTAAAATAACTAATAAATTTTCTAAAACATTTATTTTATTATTTAATTTACTATTTTGTTTTTCATATTCAGAAATTAATGTTTTTAAATTATCATAAATATTATCTATTTTATTAATATTTATATTATTTAATTTTTTATTTATTAAATAAGATATTCTATTTAAAATATTCTTACTTAATTCTAACTTATCATCTTTTTCTTGATTTTTATGTTTTGTACTAACACTCATTCTATTATTTTTTTGTTAATTTATTTTTAAATATAATTAAATATAATTAAAAATTTTTATTTTTAAAAATTTGTTTTTGTAATTAATATAAAAAAAAAATATTAATTAAAAATATGACCTGCCAATATTGCCACTCCAATCAACATAATATTAATAACTGTCCTACTATAATTTGTAGATATTGTAAAGAAATAGGTCACCCGAAATGGTTATGTAAAAATAAAGACAATAAAGATAAAGACAGAGAAAAAAAAAATAATAAAAAAGAAAAAAAAGTAATAGAAAAAAATATTAATTATTATTTAAAAATAGAAAAATTAAATTGGAGTAATATTATAAATAATGATATAGTGGTATAATAAATTTAATGACAAAAAATTAATTATTGATTTTTATTTAAAACATAATATTCTTGATATAAAATATGACTAATTAATATAGATTTTACATAATTTAATATATTTTGATTATTTAATATAAAATCAATATCAATTTTTAAGCAAATAAATCCTATTAAAAAATAAAATAAAAAATTTAATGATTTATATTCTTTTATATGAAAATTATTTAGTCTAAAATGATTAGGAACATGAATAAATAACATATAATAATAAATTAATTCTTGATTTATATAATTAAAAATTATTAAAGCTAATGTAGAATATAAATATTTAGGTATTTTCTTTTGATTAATATTTATATTTATTAATGAAAAATCATGTCTAAAATGAACAATAGTCATTAAAATTAAATATATATTTACAATATCATTTGAAAAATCACAATTATTAATTATATTAGTAAATGTAAAATTAATTCCATATATTTTTAATAAATCTATTGAATTATTTGTTTTTAAACTATGTCCAATATCAGTTATTCCATGAGGTGCAACAATAATTTTTGTTAAAAATGGAATTATTTTCATTTTACTATATAAATTATAGTAAAATTTTTTTTAAGTAAATAATAGTAAAAATTAATTAAAAGACCATATTTCGTCATCTTTAATTGTTTGATTACATTCTTTTAATTTTAAAAATCTTTTATCTCTTCCACTACATTTTCCATTACTATTTGAACAACCTGCTAATTGTGTATTAGCATCTATTTTTTTACCTGTTAAACTAATACATTTTTCACTATTTGATTTATTACTATTTTTTAAAACTAAACGATTACTTTTATTATTCCAATCCCATAATTGATTAGGATCATCATCTTTACATGTACTCATATATAAATCACTTTCTAAATTACCATTTGTTGTTAAACAATAATCATCATATCTATTTTTAATTTGTCCTTCTTTACTAAAATACCAATAAGACGCAGGAGAAAACATATCTTTTAATTCTAAATATGCTTTACCTGAGTCTCCTTCACCATGACTTCTTGATGCACTCATATTAATAAGTTGATCATTTTCTGTACCATATTCTTTATTAATTAATAATCCACTTGCTATATATTCACCACCTGCTGGTCCCATTGGTCCTCTTTCACCAGGAGTATGTTTATTATTATTAGCAATATGTGAATTTAATTTTTCATTTATTCCTTTATTAATTTTAGCATTAATTAAATCATTAATTTCATCTTTTTGAATTTTATTTAGTCCAGTTTTACTTGCATTTAATTCTTCTGGTGTAGATGTCCATTCATTTACATTACTTTGAAAATGTTCAATAGATTTATTTATTTTTCTATTTATTCCTTTATTAGTTTTATTATCAGTATTATATAATTGAAAACTTTCTACATTTGAATATTTGTATTTCTTTATTTCTTTATATACTAAATAAATTAACAATATATATAAAATAAGTAATAAAATGCATATTAATTTATTAATCATATATTTAATAAATATAAATATATTTATTTAGTAAAAAAAATGAAAATTTAAATTTATAGATAAAATATATATTTTTTTGTATTATTTGTATGGATTATGATATAAAATATCATAAATATAATGAATTAAATTTTATATTAAAAAAAAATTCTATTCAATATTTAATTTCATTTTATAAAAATAATTCTAATTATATTATTTTTAATTATAAACACTTTAATTATGCTTGTAATTATAATAATTTAAATATTGTAAAATATATTTATCATAATTTAATCAATAAAAATATAAATTATATAGAACCTTTATATTTATCATTATTTCAAAAAAATGTAAAATTAGTATTATTTTTATTAAAACTTAATAATTTTTATAATTTTAATCATGAAATACAAAACTTTTTATTAAAATGTATAGAAAATAATAATTTAAAAATTTTTAAATGTATAATTAAAAAATATAATGTTAATTTAGATATTTATAAATATGAATTTTTATATACTTCTATAAAATTTAATAAAATAAATTTTATTAAACATTTAATATGTTATTTTAATAATTTAAAAGACGATTTTGATATTCAAAATTATCAAATTATTAAATATATTTTATTTACAAATAATAATTATGTTTTACAATTATTTTTAAAAGATTTTATTTTTGATAATAGTTATATTCATGTTTTAGAAATAATTATTAAATTAGGTTTTGAAAAATCATTTCATTTTTTAATGAAATTTAATATTTTTAAATCTTTAATTAAAAATAATTTACTAAAATATATTTTATTAACTCTTGTTACCAATAAATTATCAATAATTAAATATATTATAGAAAATAATAAAGAAAATTATATAAATTATGATTTAATTTATAATCAATCATTAACAAATGGTAATTTACAAATTGTTAAATATTTATATAGTTTAAATAATTCTATTCATTTATTTGATTATGTTTGTATTGAACGAATTATAAAAAATAAAAATTATAATATTTTACTTTTTTTAATTGAAAAATTTATAAGTATAAAAAATAATCAATATTTTAATAAAATACAAAATTTATTCAATAAATATTATATACAAATTATTTTAAATCTAAATAATGATGAAATTATTAAATTTTTTAATTTTATAAAATTAAATAATATTAAAATTGAACAATCAAATATGTTTGTTATAATAAATAATTTATTAAAAAATAATCAATTAAGTAAAATAGATATTATTAAAATATTATTAAAAAATGTAAAATTATATAGTGAAGAAACATTATTTCAAGATGCATTATTATCAAATAAATTTAATTGTATTCAATATGCTTTACAAGTATTAAATAAAAATATTAATGATTATAAAATAGAAATATTAATTTATTCTTATAATAATAATTTATATGATATTATTGATAAGTTGGATGAATATAATAATATTTTATTAACAGATTATAATGAAATTTTAATAAATATTATAAAAAATATAAAAAATAATAAAAATAATAATGATTATTTACACATTATTAAATTATTAAATAAAAAAGATTGTAATTTTGAAAATTTAAAATATGAAATTATTAATGATTTATTATTTTTACATAATACTCAATTAACTCAATTTTTATTTAATAAATTAGAAAAAACACATATTAATAATATTAATCACTTTATTAAAAATAATTACATAAACAATGTTTTATATTCTGAAAATATTGAAATATTATATTTTTTAGATAATAAACTAACATTAGAAAATTATATAAATGGTTCTTTATTAATTAATATTTCAAAAATAGGAAATATAAAATTAATAAAATGGTTTTTGGAAAAAAAAATAGATTATACTTATTTTCTAAATTCTTCATTTAATACTTTGATTAATTATAAACATTATGAACAAGCAATTTATTTATATAATTATGAAAATCATCATACATATATTGATTTAGCAAATAATAATTTTAATGTAATAAATAATGTAATAAAAAATAATAATTTTCCAATGTTTCAATGGATATTTCAAAATTTTACAAATATTATTAGTATTCAATATTTAATAAACTTAGAATTAGACGAAAATATTTATCAAATAATTAAAGTTGATAATGTTAAAATTTTAGATTTAATATTAAAAAAATATAATCAAAATAATCTAAATAATCAAAATAATCAAAATAATCAAACTAATCAAAATAATCAAAATAATCAAAATAATCAAAATAATCAAAATAATCAAAATAATTTAGAATTTATAAAAAAAATATATAAACTTAGTTTTGAAAATTATTCAATAAATATATTAAATTATTTAAATTCAAACTTTGATATAAAAAGATACAATTTACAAAATTATTTAGATGAAAGTTTAGATTTAAAACATATATTTTATCAATCTATTATTCACAAATATTATGATATAATAGATATACTAATTAAAAATTTTGAAAATAAAAATTGGTTATATCTAATTACTTATTTAAATAATGAAAATTTAAATATTTTTATATTTTTATTAGAAAATTATTATGAATATTTAAATATAAATCAAGAATTATTTTATTGTATATTATATCAAGGAAATTTAAAATATATAAAATTATTATTAAAATATTGTATTGATAAAATAAATGTAAATTTAATTAATTATGATGATTATTTCATATTATTTGGATATAATGATATAGAGTTGTTAGATTATATATATAAATTAAAAAATATAGATTTTGATGATGGAATAAAAATATTAAAACTAGCAATAAGTTTAAATAAAATAAATATAGTAAAATGGTTATTACAAAATTTTAATTATACTAATTTACATGATGAAAATGATTTTTGTTTTATAAATTCAATTATTACAAAAAATTTAGATATATTAAAATTATTATATAATTATGATACAAAATTTGACGATTATAAATCATTTTATTTATCATTATCAGTAAAAATAGATGATTTAAGTATTTTTATATGGCTTTCTGATAAAATTAAAAATATAGATTATACAATTAATAATAATCAATTAATTATTGATTCATTAAGATATAATACTCAAACAATCTTTAAATATATGCTTAATAAAATAGATGCTAATTCAAATTTTGATATAAATTTTAATAATGGTTTTATCATTAAAACAGCATTTGGATATAATTTATATGATATTATAGAGTTTTTATTAGAAAAATATGAAAATATAGATGTACTTGTACAAAATGAAATAATTATGAAATATGCGATTGAAGATGGAAATTTAGATATTTTAAATTTGTTAATGAATTATAATTCTAACTTTAATTTATCAATCGATAATGAATATTTATTTAGAACAGCCTGCAAAATGGATAATATTCATGTTATTAAATGGTTAATGGAAAAAAAACCTGATATTAATTATGAAATAAATAATCATGAATTGTTTTATTATATATGTGAGCATCAATATACAGATATAATTATTTATTTTACTTCTTTAAATCCTCAAATATATAAAGTTGTATTTGATGAAAATAATAATTTAATTAGTTATTTAGTAAATAAAAAATTAATTATTAATAAAGAAATAAATAATGAAATAAATAATGAAATAAATAATGAAATAAATAATAAAATAAATAAAATAATTATAGAAAAATGTCCAATATGTTTAGATGCAAATAGTAATTTAATAACAAATTGTAATCATCAATATTGTTATGAATGTTTAGATTTATTAAATAAAAAAAGTGCAGAATTAAAGTGTGCATATTGTAGAAATGAAATTATTCAAATTTATCAAATAAAATAATATATTAAATAATCTTAAAGATTATTTTTGATTACATGTTTTACAACAACAATTAATTATATCATCACTAACACAAATATGATTAAAATTATCTATATTTTTATCAATATCTTCTAAAAATAAATCTATTTTATTTTTATTAATAGACGGCATAACAACAACATGTGCAATATTATTTATACATGCTAATTGCCATTTTTTTATAAATTCTTGATTGGGTTTTTCAAAAATTATTGTACTACTTAATTTATTTTTAAAACAAGATAAATTTCTTTTTTTTAATTCTTTTAATAAATAATTAGAGTTTTTCATTACTTTTCTTGCATCCTTTTGTAATCCTTCTATTTTTTTATTCATTAATGTATTCCATATAAATAATGATGATAATCCATTTCTAGAACCAGTTATTGTACTATCAACAGAATTTAAATATTCTATAGGTGTCATTAATTTATCCATTAAATATTTTCTTGTTAAAAATACTCCACATGGCATAGGACAACCTAAAAATTTATGTCCAGATATAGCAATTGAATCAATATTTTTTTCAAAATTAATTGTTAAATATTTATTTTTATTTAAAAATTGTAATATCATAGCAAATAAAGCACCATCACAATGTATAAAATATTTATTTCTAGGAATATTTAATTTATTTAATAATAATAATATTTCATCTAAATCATCAACAGCACCTTTTACAGTAGTACCAATATTTATATTTATAATAATTGGTTTATCTATATTATTTATTATTTCTTTTTCTAATGATTGAATACAAATTGAGCCATTTATATTAGTTTTAATTAATTTTACAGGTATTCTATAAAAATGTGCTGCTTTAAATACTGAATAATGACTTTCTTCTGAAGAATACAATATTCCATCTGGAAAATTTTCTCTTGCTACAAGAATTGCTTGTAAATTTCCTTCTGTACCTGAATTTGTAACATAACCCCAATAAGAATTAATTTTCCATAATTTTGAGAAAAATTCTAAAATTTCAAGTTCAAATTTTCTTGAATGAACACCATAATTTGATTCTTGAAATGGATCTCCTAAATTATTAATTGAGTATTTAAAAAATTTTGATAATTCTTTATAATTAAATTTTAAATTATACGGATATCCAAAATGATACTTTGTTTTATCTTTTATATATTTTTCAAATTCATTTAAAATATTTATTTTTTCATTTTTTGAAATATTTAAATTCATATATTAATTCATATTTTATATTTTATATTTTAAACTTATTATAATTTATTTTTATATAAATAAATTATATATCATTAAAATGAGTGAAATGGGAGATTTTCAAAATTTTAATGAATTTTTTGATAAAATAAATAAACAATTTGAAGAAATAGAAAATAAAAAACAACTTGAAACCCCAGAAGAATTTAGAAAATATGAAGATGTTGAAACTATGGTTAAAAGTATGTTAAATGAAAATCTTGTTTTAAAAACATCAACATCATTAGATATTGTTGCTAGTTATTTAAAATGTCAAAAAATATTATATTTAGAATCAAGTTATTTTATAACAAAATGTTTAAATTTTTTAATTATTCCAACATTAATAATAACAGGTGGTTGTAGTGTATTTTCCGCTTATGTTGATAGTATAATTTATGGAAAATTAATTATGTCTTGTTTAAATGCTATTATTACTGTTATTTTATCTATTGTTAATTATTTAAAATTAGATGCTCAAAGTGAAGCTCATAAAATTTCATCTCATCAATATGATAAACTTCAATCAAAAATAGAATTTTTTTCAGGTCAAACATTATTATTTAGTTCAGTAAGTGTTGCAGAATTTTTAGATTTAGGAAATGAAATTAAAAATGAAGCAGGAGAAATAGTATATAATAAAAATGATGAATGTCAAAAATTAATGGAAGATGTACGAGAACATATAATAGATTTAGAAAAGAAAACACAAGAAATAAAAGAAACAAATCAATTTTCGGTTCCGCGTTTAATAAGATATAGATATCCAATAATTTATAATACAAATATATTTACAATTATAAAAAAAATAAATCAATATAAAATAAAATTAATTATTGATTTAAAGAATTCAATTAATAATTTAATTGAAAAGAAAAATTCATATAATTTTGTTTTGTATCAAATTAAGATTATTAATGATAAAATATCATTTTTAAGTAAAGTAGATAGAAAAAGTTTTAATTTTGAAGATGAAAGAATAAACACAAAAGTAAAACATGATTTACAAACATTAAATGAAGAATTAAATGAAAAAAATGAAAAAAAAAATAAATTAAAAAAACAAAAAAATGAATTATTAGAAAAACGAAGAGTTGTCGAATACAAAATTATATCATTATCAACTGTTTTTACAAAAATTGATGATATGTTTCAACAAGAAATTATTAATGCTAATATAAAAAAAAGTAGTTGTTTTTTTTCAGATTTTACTGTTTTATTTAATAATAAATTTAAGGATCCTCGTAAAATTGATAAAATGTTAAATGAAATTTTAAATAATAATGATGAAAAAAATAAAAATATATATTATAATTTACATGATTATGATGATTTAGATGTTTAATCTAAATAAATATAATCTAAAAATAAAATAAAATTTAAGTAAAAAAAAAATATTAAATAAAATATATGTTTAAAAAAAATAATAAAAATAAAATACCTCCACCTCCTAAAAAATCATCAAAACCAATTCAAACTCAAACAAATAATCAACAACCAAGTTTATTAAGTACATTAGGACAAGGAATGGCATGGGGAACAGGAACATCATTAGGACATTCTTTATTTAATGGAATTTTTGGAAACAGTCAAAAAAAACAAGAAGAATTAGAAAAACAAAAAAAATGTGAAGAAATGAAAAAATATTATAATAGTTGCTTACAATATAATCATATTAATTATGATACTTGTGATTTTATAAAAAAAGATTTAAAAAAAATATGTGATAATATGTAAATTTAAACAATTGCACATATAAAAATATTAATTTATTAAATTATTTTAAATTTTATTTTTAAATTTTATTTTTAAATTTTATTTTTAAATTTTATTTTTTTTTTTGAATATAAAATTAATAATTTAATATTTATATTATGAATATTATTAATAAAAATGAATCAACAATTATAAATAATGCCATTGTTTATTTACCATCAAGTGAAATTGAAGAAGAAACAAAACAATTAATTGAAAAAATGACACATTCTCAAGTATTAACAAATATTAGAATTATGCCAGATTGTCATGGTAGTTCTTATTGTTGTGTCGGTTTAACATCTATTATAAAAGATAAAGTAATTCCTCAAATTATTGGTGGAGATATTGGATGCGGAATATTAGTTTATAAGTTAAATAAAAAAATAAAAGAAAAACAATATAAAAAAATTGATGATTTTATTCATAATCATATTCCAATGGGTGAAAATTCTCATAAAACACCAATGATAGAATTAAGTTATATGGATAAAATATATAATAATTGTAATGAAAAGTTAATTTATTTAAAAGATAAATTTCCTGATTTAATAAATCATGATTTTGCGTTCACTAATCAATATTATGAAAACTTAATAAAAAAATTAAATGTAAAAGGTGGTTCATCAAATTTCTTGTGCTCATTAGGGACATTAGGTGGAGGAAATCATTATATTGAGTTTAATGAAAATAACGAAACAGATTATTTAAGTATTCATTCAGGCTCTCGATATTTAGGTCAAGCTATATGTAACTATCATCAAGATAAGATAAAATTAAAGGAAGATTATAATAAAAATGATTTTTTAAATAATTTTTTAACAAACAATGATTTTATAGAATATTTAATAGATATGATATTTGCACAAGAATTTGCATCTCATAATAGAATAATAATGTTAAAAATAATATTAAATGAATTAAATATTGAATATAATGAAGAAAATAGTATTGAAACTATACATAATTATATTGATTTTAAAAGATTAATAGTAAGAAAAGGCGCTATATCCGCAGAAAAAGATGAAATGTGTATTATTTCTTTAAATATGAAAGATGGAATATTAATTTGTAAAGGAAAGGGAAATGCTGATTGGAATTATTCATGTGCTCATGGTTGTGGAAGAATAATGAGCAGAAAACAAGCAATTCAAACATTTAATATGAAAATGTATAAAGAAGCAATGAAAGATGTTTATTCAAGTTGCATTAATAAAGAAACATTGGATGAAATACCATATGCTTATAAAAATATTGATTTAATTAAAAACTCAATTGGTTCTAGTGTTGAAATTTGTAAGCAATTAAAACCAATTATAAATATTAAAGGCTTTTAAATTTTTTATAATTTTTACACATTTGAACAATTAAAACACAAACCTAATTCATATATTTTTATTTTATATGGTGTATAGTCTCTTTTCTTTTGTATAATATTATTTGTAGATTTGTATTTATCAATCAATCTCATTAAACTCATTTCAGAATAACCAAATATTTTACAAGTTTGCTTTTAATTTTTAGAATGGAATAAATACTATTTAACTGTTAAATTATATTTAGATAAATTCTTTCCAAAAATCTTTTTTAAATAATTTCATTACATTTATATTGTAATTTGAACTATCTAGTTTTATTGATTCTATAATTTTTTGAAATTCATTACTTCTAAATGCCTTTTCTATATTTTGTAATACATCTTTATTATCATAAATACAATAAGACCATTGTGTTAGACCATATTCGCCATTCTTATCACAATAAAATCCTGCTCCATTAGAGAATATAAACTTACTTTTATTAAACATATCGTTTTTATTTGTATTAGAGTATCTTAATGATAATATATTTGACTTATTAATGGTATAAACCACTGGATATTTAAATTCATCATTCTTTATTTTAGAAACCCATTTTTTATCAGCACCATAATTACTTCTGTAATAATTTACATCTAATCTATTATTATTATTAATTTCTGTTATTTTTTGTATTTTATCAAACATTTTATTTGGAATAAATAACCAATTATTAATATCAATATTATTTATTTTATTTTCTTCATCCTTAATTTTAGTATTTGTATATTTTTCCTTTTTCTCTAATAAATACCAGTCATATGTAGTAGAACATTTAAATGTTTTTATACCATCTTCTACATTATGAATTTCCAAGTAATGTAATTGATATTTTTTGAATATTTCTAATATTTTATGATTTATTTGTCTCCATGTTCTTGGATGAACATAAACTAAATACCCATTAATCTTCAACCAAGTGTTAATTGAAACAAGTGTAAATTTATCCCACAATGAATGCCCTTTTCCTTTATTACCACTATCATCATTATAAGGTGGATTACCAATAACAGCATCAAAACCTTCAATATCCCATTTTTCTTTAATATCTAATTCTAATGTATTTCCTTCATTATAATTCAATTTATACTCATTATAAGGGTCTATCAATAATTTACATATAAAGATATTTGTAGGATTAATATCACTAAAATACAAACACTCTTCTACAATTGTTTTATATCTTTCTTTTTCATCTGGAATTGTTTTCTCAAGACCAATCATAAATCTATCAATTATATCTACAATAAACCCACCTTTACCAGCACATGGTTCAAACACTTTTTTTATAGATGTCCAGAATTTAACAGGTATTTTATCCAACATTTCTTGTCTTAACTTGAATGGTGTAGAAACTTCGGCATTACTTTTCTTTTCGAGTTCTTGTGGAATTAAATACTTGTCAATTAATTCTCCAAGTTGTTTAGAATTACTAATATTTTTCATAAATAGTTCTTTCACTGTTCTAATAATCTGATTAGTTTCTTTATCATCTTTCATGTATTTAATATATAAATTTATAATTTTTTTAATTAGTTTTGTATCT